CACGCCAATCACAATGGCGCCGTTTGCCACATTTACCCCGGAGCCAGAGGCGCACGACTTTTTCGGATCATCCTTGGCAGACGCAGTCATGGACATCCAGCTCATCAAGTCAAACGTCATGCGCAACACGCTCGACAGCCTGAGCCAGAGTATCAACCCGCGCTTGGCGATTGTTGAGGGCATGGTGAACCTGGAAGACGCAATGTCTACCGAGAATGGCGCAATCATCCGTCAGCGTGCCGCCGGCCAAATTCAGCCAATGAGCATCCCGTTTGTCGGTCAGGCCGCGTTCCCGGTCTTACAGTACATGGACGACGTCAAGGAGGCCCGTACAGGCATCTCCAAGGCGTCAATGGGTTTGGATGCGTCTGCACTCCAGAGCAGCACTGCCGGCGCTGTAAACGCCACTGTGGCGGCCGCACAGCAGCACATCGAGCTGATCGCCCGCGTGTTCGCCGAGACCGGCATGAAGCGCCTGTTCCAGATCATCTTGCAGCTCATCACTACGCACCAAGACCAGCCGCGCATGGTGCGCCTGCGCAATAAATTCGTGCCTATCGATCCGAGGGCTTGGAGCGCAGACATGGACGTGTCCGTTAATGTGGCGTTGGGCCGTGGAACAGACACTGAGCGCATGATGATGCTGCGCCAGATCGGCGAGATGCAGAAGGAGGCCATGGCCACAATGGGTCAAATCAATCCGCTCACCGACATGGCAAAGCTGGGCAACACGCTCAAGTCGATGACCGAGCTGGCTGGCTTCAAAGACACCTCACAATTCTGGAACGACCCGGCCGACTTCCAGCCGCCGCCACCAGACAACAAGCCCGACATCAACGAGCAACTGATCCAAGTGCAAATTCAGCAGATCCAAGCGGACATGCAGAAGAAGGCAGCCGAGTTGCAGCTCAAGCGTGAGAACATGATGATGGAGGACGACCGCAAGCGCGACGAGCTCGAGGCCGAGCTGTTCGTGAAGGCGGAGGAAATGCAGGCCAAATACGGCACGCAGTTGAACGTCGAAAAGATCCGCTCCGAGCTGGCGATCAATCGCGAGATAATGCGCGGACAAGTTGACGTCATAAAGGAGGGAGCGCGTGAAGAGTAAGCAACAAATCGTGGATGATGGCCGGCAGGCCGACCGTCTTCTGCGTGACACAGATCTGGCTCGGTTTCTTGACGAGATCGAGCAAGAGTGCTGGGGCGACTTCAAGTCGACCGCGACCAGCGATAGCGACGGCCGTGAGGCCGTTTACATGAAATTGCAAGGCGTCGACGCGGTGCGTCGGTCGCTGCGCGCAATGGTGGATAATGCGGCTATTGAGGAAAAGCGAAAATAGGCGTATATTAGGAGAATAAGTCATGGCAGAAAACAACACCCCGCAAGGGATTGGGTTGTCAGAGGCACAAAATGCAATCAGCGCGATGATGGCACCCTCTCAAGAGGACAACGCCACTGAGGTTGATGCGCAGGTCGAGGAAGCCGATCAGGTGGACGAGGCCGAAATGTTCGATGATGCGGAGGACGAAAGTCACGAGGCGGAGGCGAGCGATCTTGATGACGAAGACGAAACCTATGAGGGCGACGACACTTCTCAAGAGTTCGATATCATGGCGGCAGCAGTCGAAGTGAATGGCGAAGAGAAAACGGTCGAAGAGCTCAAAAGTGGCTATCTAAGGCAGCAGGACTACACCCGCAAAACTCAGGCACTGAGCGAAGAGAAAAAAGAATTCTCGGAGGTACAGGCCGCAGTATTGCAGGAGCGTGCACAATACGCTGAGGCGCTGCCCATGTTGGCGCAGCAAATTCAGCAATCGGTCGAACAGGAGCCGGATTGGGACACACTGTATGACACAGACCCCGCTCTGGCCGCGAAGGCGGAACGTCAGTGGCGTAAACAGCTAGAGCAGAAGCAGCAGCAACTGCAAGCAGTTCACGCCGAGCAACAGCGGATGCAACAACTGGAGCAGCAGAGAGTTGCCCAAATGCAATCGCGGTTCGTGGAGGAGCAAAGGCAGATCCTGCCGGACGTGATCCCCGAATGGAGAGATGCGAAAGTGGCGGCACAAGAGGCCGGCGAAATTCGCGATTTTCTATTGCAGTCAGGTTTTCAGGAAGCTGACATCGACGGGATGAATTCCGCAGTGGTCGTTAAAATGGCCAGACTGGCAATGCTACAAGCGCGTGGCGCAAACCGAGCTGATAAGGCAAAGGCCAAGCCTAAACCAGCTAAGGGGAGCAAGACGATGCGGGCAGGGTCACGCGGTACGCAACCGAGACCGAAAAATGCGGTACGCGAAGCGCAACAGCGTCTAAAACAAACCGGCCGCGTCAATGATGCCGCAGCCGCCATCAAAGCCTTATTGTAGGAGAAATATACAATGGCAATCGTAGGTAATACATTCACCTCATTCGACGCGAAGGGTATTCGCGAAGAATTATCCAATATCATCAGTAACATAAGCCCAGAAGACGTTCCATTCCAGTCTAATGTCGGCTCCGAAAATGTGTCCAACACATATTTTGAGTGGCAAACAGACGAATTGGCTAGTGCGCAGAACGTACCAGTCATTGATGGGGATGATGTTTCTTCTTTTGATTCAACAGCTTCCACTGCGCGCGTAGGCAACTACACACAAATCGCCCGCCGCACAATGATCGTCGCTGACAACCTCGGCAGCCAAGATTTGGCCGGTCGCAACGATGAAATCAGCTACCAGATGGCCAAGCGCGGCTCTGAGCTGAAGCGCGACGTAGAGCTGATCTTGACTGCAAACGCAGCCAAAGGCGCGGGCAACTCTTCGACTGCTCGTGTGACTGGTGGCCTCGGCGCATGGATCGCAACCAACACCAGCAAAGCTGGCGACGGCACAGACCCAACTGCTGTAGACGGTTCCGACGCCCGTAACGACGGCACCCAGCGCGACTTGACCGAAGCAATGGTCAAAGACGTGATGCAAAAGGCGTTTACAGAAGGTGGTCAGCCATCTGTTCTGATGGTCGGCCCTTACAACAAAACTGTTGTATCTGGCTTCGCCGGTATCGCCGCACAGCGTTACCAAGCGCCATCCGACGGTCCAACCACAATCATCGGCGCCGCTGACGTTTATCTGTCAGACTTCGGCACCTTGTCTGTGGTTCCAAACCGCTTCCAGCGTGAGCGTGACGCCTTCTTGCTCGACCCAGAGTACGCATCTGTATGCTACCTGCGTCCGATCCAAGCAGTCGATCTTGCCAAGACCGGCGACGCCGAGAAAAAAATGCTCCTCTGCGAAATGGGCCTCAAGGTGTCCCAGCAAAAAGCTCACGGCGGCATTTTCGATCTCAACGTATCATAAAATGGTGGGGCGGCTTCGGTCGCCCCAACTACTCTGGAGTGGGTAATGAAAAGACTTTTTAGCGAAGACAAACTGACCGGGATCAAGAAGTTCTGGCATATCACCGACAAGGGTGAATATGTCGTCGAAACGGTTCAGCAGATGGACGCTATTCTGGACCAGAATAAGCGGGAATATAACAGCTCCGAGGAGCGGTGGGGTGAGAAGTTAAACAAGGTGGCAACTCTGCCGCTTTCAGTGTATTATCAATTGAAGCGCGAGGGTATCGCAGACGATCCCAAGCGACTGGCGAAATGGATGAACGACCCAGACAATCGGGCGTTCAGGACGAGAGGCGGTAGACTGTGAGCATTACAACTTATGCGGAGCTGAAATCGGCCATCGCTGACTTTCTCAATCGGGATGACCTTACTTCGACAATACCGACTTTTATATCTCTTGGGGAGGCGCAAATTGCGCGCGATGTTCGGCACTGGAAGCAGGAGAAGCGCGTCACCACGTCTGTAGACGAGCGATATGAAAACCTTCCTAATGACTGGATCGAGTTAAAACTTATAACTCTGTCCACTGGAGCTATGTTGGAGACTGTGGCGCCTTCGAATATGGCCGACATGAGGGCGAGAAGCGATACGCCGGGCGTCCCAAAATATGTCCGTATGACCGCGGACCAGTTAGAGTTTTATCCGACGCCAAGCGCGGCGACTGACATTTCGATGCTTTACTACGCACGCACTCCGGCGTTAAGTGACGCCTCGCCTACAAACTGGCTCCTATCTGACGCTCCTGACGTGCTTTTATACGCATCCTTAATTCACTCAGCCCCGTATCTTGCGGAAGACGCCAGGGTGCAGATCTGGGGCTCTCTGTACCAGTCAGGCGTTGAAAAGCTAAATATTGAAAACCAAAGAGGCAGGGTCACTGGCCCCATGAGAATGGGGATACCTAGATAATGGCTACGACTGCATGGACCCAAACTGCTGGCATGAGCAGCGACACGGAGGCTGACAATGTACAGGAGTTTGCGGAGCAGGCTGAGGCGTCTAAAGACGCCGCTGCGGCATCTGCTGCTGCTGCGGCCAGCAGTCAAACTTCTGCATCGGGCAGCGCAACAGGCGCAGCCAACTCAGCAGCTTCTGCTTCCTCAAGCGCAACAGCCGCCGCTGCCAGCGCAGCGTCTTCAGCGTCCTCGGCGGTCACTGCCAGCAGTGCGCAGACCGCGGCGGAAGCCGCAGAGTTAGACGCTCAAACCGCACAGGCCGCCGCTGAAGCCGCGCAGGCCGCCGCTGAGACTGCGCAGACCGCGGCTGAAACGGCCGAGACTAACGCCGAAACCGCAGAGACAAATGCTGAGACAGCGCAAGCTGCTGCTGAAGCGGCACAAGCCTCTGCCGAGGCAGCCAAGGACGCAATTGACGGTTTGTACTTAGGCGCGCAAGCATCTGACCCCACTGTTGACGGCTTAGGCGCTGCCCTTACGGCCGGAGACTGGTACTACAACACAACGTCCAATGTCGTCCGAATTTATGACGGCTCTATTTTTGTGAATGGCTCTGTGGACGGGTCGTTGTTTGCCACAGCGGCGCAAGGCACATTAGCGGATAGCGCAGTCCAACCCAATGACAGCCCGTCGTTTGGCTCTATTACTGTAAGCGGAACGGTGGATGGTCGTGATGTTGCAACTGACGGCACAAAGCTCGATGGGATTGAGGCTGGTGCTGACGTAACTGACGCAGATAACGTAACGGCTGCTGGCGCACTAATGGACAGCGAGGTCACGAACCTTGCTCAAGTCAAAGCATTTGATAGCTCAGACTATGCCACAGCTGCGCAGGGAGCATTAGCTGCATCAGCTACACAACCGGGTGACTTGGCCACTGTAGCCACTTCCGGCGCATACGGTGATCTGTCTGGAACGCCTACACTTGGCACTGCGGCGGCTACAGCATCAACTGACTATGCCACAGCAGCCCAAGGCGCAAACGCAGATACAGCATACGGCTGGGGTGATCATGCTGCCGCCGGATACACAACACCAGCCGCAGCCGAGAGCAATGCTTTGGCTCTTGCGATAGCATTAGGATAGATCATGGCTAATACCTTCAAGAATTACACAAGCGCCTCCGTAGGCACGTCCCCTGTCACAACTTACACAGTTCCCTCCGCAACAACGTCAGTTTTAATCGGCTGTACTGTAGCAAACACAACGGCAAGCTCCATCGTAGTCGATGTGCAAGCGGCTGGTGTTTACCTAATCAAGGATGCTCCCATCCCCTCTGGCTCTGCTTTGTCAGTCCTAGACGGTAAGGTGATCCTAGAGACCACAGACACGCTTGTTGTCACATCTGACACAGCATCTTCGGCTGACGTTATCGCAAGTGTACTGGAGCAAACATAATGGCGGGATATATTGGCTCTAAAACCTCTGTCACACAAGTAGACGGATACAATCGTACTGAAGCAGATGCTGAGTTTGTCAATGACCCCAACTCTGTCATTTCTGTCAGTGGCTCCAGCGTAGGCATTGGGACAGATTCGCCTAGTAGCCCACTAGAGATACAAACAACAGGCTCAACAACTGGGCTAAACATTACAAGCCCTGCTACCTCAATTCTTACCCTTACATCAGATGATGATGCAACCGCAGGTGGCCCATTTGTTGCCAATATAAAAGGTGCCTCTAATGGAGCCTTGCAGTTTGAAGTTGCCGGCTCAGAGCGTATGCGCGTCGATGCTGCTGGCCGTGTCACGATGCCGTATCAGCCAGCGTTTAGGGCGTCCCTCCTTGTAGGCACACCTACCGCTTACATAGCGGGAGCTAGAGCTCTTAATTTTACTGATGTAGTACATAATATTGGTGGGCATTATGACGGCACCAATAAATTTACTGCCCCTGTTGCTGGGCTTTACCGTTTTTCATGTGACAGGGCGTTAAACACCCAAGGTCAAGACCAAGTTATTCGCCACCCAGAGATGTCTTTTTTTGTAAACGGAGCAGTCGCCCACTCAGTTAACACTGCTGTGTCGGTTACTAACGCAGTTACAGCTTCGGGTTACACCCACTTCGTGGTGAATATGGGAACAGAACTGTATCTCAACGCCAATGATTATGTGCAGGTTCAGTTCAATTACGGTAACTCACCAAGCGTTTTATACGAATACGCAAGAAGTTACTTCAGCGGCTACCTTATCGGATAACAGGAGGCAACAATGCCAGATATTACAATCACACTGACTGAGACACAGTATAAGGGTCTTGAGTATGCCGCCCTGTCACCTGAAGAGTGGGCCATCAACGCAGTCACAGAACGCTGCCGCATTGCCAACGATGAGATCGTGCAGATAACCGTCCAGCACTGCTTGGACAACGGCATCCAAGTGCCTGCAACCCGCGAAGACATCGTGGCGCATGCGTTCGCTAACGACATCGTAGCAACAGCCGCAGAGCGTCAAGCAGAGGCAGAAGCAGCCGCACAGGAGGTCTAAGCCATGTCAGGCTACATAGGCACACAGCCAGTCCCACAGGCCACCCAGACACGGGATAGCTTCACTTGTACAGCAGGTCAGACCTCGTTTGCCACATCGGGCTTCACCCCCAACTTCCTAGACGTCTACCTGAATGGCGTTAAGTTAGCAGCAACAGACTACACAGCAAGCAACGGCAGTGACGTTGTGCTGGCCTCTGGTGCAGCCGCAGGGGATGTCCTTGAGGTGGTGGCTTATACTGCTTTCGAAGCAGCTAACGTGACTGGTGCTACAGACTTCACGGTTACTGGCAGCTTCACCTCACAGGGCATTGATGATAACGCTACAAGCACGGCTATGACGCTGGATGGTAGTGGTAACGTGCTTGTGGGTAAGACTGCTGATAACTGGGGAACTACTGGCGTTCAAGTGCATGGCTATGGCGTGGTAGCTGCTTCACGCAATGGCTATGTTATTAATGCTAATCGTGAAAACACTGACGGCGACATTGCAGTGTTCCGCAAAGACGGCTCCTCTGTGGGGAGTATTGGGGCTTTTTCTTCAAGTAACTTTGGTATTACTGGTTCTGCGCCCAATAAAGGTGGGTTGGTTTTTGCTACAAGTGAAGTTCTTCCCGCTAAGAATGGGACTTACTCTAGCTCAACAGTTGATCTCGGTAATGCTGGAACACTTTTCAAAGACCTCTACCTCTCTGGCGGTGTCTACCTTGGCGGCACTGGGTCGGCTAATAAGCTGGATGACGTGGAGACTGGCACGTTTTCGCCTTCAATTCTTGCATACTATGGAAACAATCCAGTCATTAGTTACTTTAGACAACAAGGTAATTATACCAAAGTGGGTGACCTAGTACACGTTAATATAATGCTTGATATTGGATCGGCATCCAATCTAAGCGGCGATTTGATAATGGTTGGGCCTCTGCCGTTTGCTATAAGTCCCGGTGTAGAAGCCGAAGGCGTTTCAAATACGTCAGCTTGGACCCCACAACGAGGAAATAATATTAGTATTGGCTGCCACTCTATTACCCAGTCTTACATGGGCTTTTTAACGAGCAA